CCGTTCATTTCCGTTCGTTACCGTTCATTTCCGTTCGTTACCGTTCACCGCCCCCTTTTGCTCGGAGGAGTACAGTTCAGCCGCCATCGCGTTCGTGCCTGCCACTCTTTCAACCGCCGCATTTCCGCCGACTCCGGTTGCCGGTCCTTGAACGGATTCAGTTCGTTCGGGTCCAGCAGTTCCGCCGTGAATGGCATCCGCGTGATAATCAGCGAACCGTGCCACGCCGCGAGCAAACCCTCGAACCGACGACGCTCGCCCGACATCCACACCAACTGACGCAGCGTGAACGGCCGCGGGTCAACGCCCACGATGCCCGCTAGCTCCCAGCAAAGTCGCTCGACATCGACCGGGCTTTCGCGTCCATTGCCGCGATCGCTTTCTCCGCCGCCTCGCTCGCGATCCGGCTCATCTCCTCGTCCATCTTGGCCGTGATCTTCGGAAGTTGAGCCTGAAGATGCTTCCGACGGCCCCGGTGGAAAAAACCGATGATCTCCTCCTCAAGGCCGGCCGCGATCGCGTCCACAAAGTCGCAATCGAGCAGTTGGTCGAATCCCGCACGGTCGATGCCAGCCGACGTCGCTTGCTCGGCCAGCATCACCCATGCGATGCCACCGATCCGTTCCACGTCCGAGAAAAGCAACTCGCCGAGCCACGAACCCGACTTCACGGCCTCGCTCAGATCACAGCCAGCCGCGCGGAGGTCCGGCAGAATCCCCGTCGTGAGACGAAGGTTCCACTCACGCCCCGTGTGGTCCTTGATTCGTGCCACTATGCCGCCCTCAGTGATGCCCGGAACAGGTTCGGGAACCTGGGCCGCTCGGCCGCGAGAGCCGGGGCCATGAACGGGCGCGCCGGGTAACGCGCCGTTTTCCCGCTTGGACGCAACACCGAGCCACCGAACTCGTGCAGTTTCGGAACGCTTGCTTTCGCACTTTTGTTCCGCAACAGCACCGGCCCGACGATCGTTGAACGGCTCCGCACGTCGTACCCGAAAAGAACGTTCTTCAGGGTCGCGTACTTGCCCGACGCATGCACGCTCGGCGGCGAGCCCGGCGAACTCGCTTTCTTCCGCCGTCGCAACAGCGAACGTGCCCGCGTGCGGACATAGGCCCCGAACTTCGATTGGGCCTTGCGATCCGCGGTCGCCATCGCCTTGATGACTTTCGCGGAATCGAAGAACGCACCTTTGAACTCGAACATGCCGAGCCTCAGAATGCAGTAATGGTCGGGACCGAACTGGCGCCCATCTCGACGTAGGACGGATAGCCGCTCGCATGCCACGCCGGATCGCACGCGAACCGGGAATACGTCACGCCATCAATGTTCTGGTCCTGCTCCCAGTCGAGGTTGAAGTGGGCGCGGATGCCCTTCGCTCCCTCTTGGGCCAACGGCCCGTCGAGAATCATCAGGTCGAGTGCGGCCGTCGAATCGCCCACGGCCGCCGAGAACAACGCCTGATAGCCCGCGTCCTCAGGGTTCGCCCGGCATTCGATTGAGCCGCCGAGGACCGCTTGCGTTTTCTCTTGCAACACGGCCCGCGTCGCCCGGATGCTCGCGTCCGAACGATTCCACTTCACGCCCGTGGTCACGTTCCGAACGAGCGAAATCGCGGTCCACGTCGGCGAGCCGTAAGAGCCCGCGTTGCGGTAGACTTCGCCGTTGATGCCGAGTTGCACCGCCGAGGTTTCTGCCATGATTCGGACTCCTATTGAAGTTCGCGAAACTTGAATCGCACCGTGCAGCGGAACAACTTCTTCTCCACGAGAAGATCAACGTCATACCGCTCCGGAACGTCGATGCTCTCCGTCCACACCTCGCGAGTGCCGAACACCAGCACCGAACTCTTGCCGAAGTCCAGCCCGTCAATGATCTCGCTCTCAACAAAGTCGAGCCGATCGTCGAGCCACGCCTTCACCGTCGAACTGGATGCTTTGTCCGCGTCCTCGAATCGCTCGAAGATCTCCACACCGACGCCGTAGCCGAACTGATCTTCGCCGCGGTTTACGCCTTCCTTCTCGTACTCCAGCGGAAACAGAATTACCTTCCGACCTTCGAGCGTATTTAGTTCCTTCTCGCTGATGCTCGCAAGGTACTCCCGCGAAACCGCGTCCGGTGAAGTCGGCGTCCACGACGCGGCAACCAGCGTGACAAGCTGATCGATAAACGTCAGGTCGCGACTCGATACCGGCACGCTCACACCCTCTTGACGTTCACTCGCCAACGACTCCGCGAAGGATCGCTCCACCGCACTGCCGGATCACCCGTGCCCGGCTGCATCACCTCGAACGTGTACTCCGTGCCGTTGATCGTCTCGACGATGCGGTCGCCCTCTTCCGGTTCGTTCAGCGAACCAATGGCACCCGCGACAATCAGATACTGCCGTTCACCGTGGACGACTCGCGGCCCGCCGTCCGTCGTCACGCCGAAACGAGCATCACCCAGCCACACAAGCCCATCCGCCTCTGCAATCTCGATCGTCGTGGAGCCGCGAACGTAACTGATCGCGACGCCGCCGGCCTTGCCGAGCTTCGTGTTCAGGAATCCGGCGGCCCGATTCAGGATGCCCATCACCCCCCCCCCACGATCGCCAGCATGTGACGCAACTCGCCGGCCAACTGGTACACGTTCAGCCGCGGATCGTTCGGGACCAATGGCGGCTTGCCGAACTCCGCACGAGCCTTGCGATACGACTCGATCACGGACGCCGCGCCGCCCGCCAGTATTGCTACCCGAGGATCTTCGGATTCGCCCGCCACCTGCACCACGTCCGACGCCGAGACTTTCGCAAAGCCATCGTCTGGCTTGTCCTTGATCGCCTCGAGGATACGATCGCGTGCGGTCATAACGTACCTTTGACGGCACCGCTTATTGCGGCATGCTGGGTTGCGTGAAATTGTGAAATGCGGGCCGGGGAATCGAACCCCGGCAATGCCATTCCCGCTTATTGCTCGGCCGTGCGAACGCGGAGGTAGTCCACGTAGTACTCGGCGGGCGTATCGTCGCTCGTCTTCTCCAGGTGGGCCAGCAGCTTCAGCGGACCAGTCGCCGCATTCAGTCTGAAGACGCTGTTCGGCAGCACGTTCGCACCGTTCACGTAGATCTGGATGTCCGACGTGTTGCGTCCGTCGATCACGAAGTGGACCGACGTGCCGAGTGCGATGTTCAACGTCGTATCGGTCGCGGTCACTTCCGTGGTGCCGTCGTCCGATTCCGCGAACAGATCGAGCGTGTTCCCGTCGAGGTGCAGGAAGCACGATTCCGTGATCGAGTCCGCATCGGACGCGTGCGTGGCATTCGCAACGCCGATGTTGAAGTCGATCGCGGTCGCGTCGCCATCGTCCACGACCGTGAAGCCACCTTCAACGATCCAGTTCGATTCGACCGCGAAGCCCTGCCGCGTGAGAATGTCCACCTTCTGAGCTTCTTCCGTGGCCGAAAAGGTCAGGCGAGACGAGCCGCCCACCCTGGTGATACCCGGCGTGCCCGCGGTCAGCACGATCGCCGCCACGCATGCGTCTTCCATCGCACCGCGGGTGATGTCGATCTTGTACTTGGGACGAACGTTGAGGTTCACCGCGACAGCCGTATCAGCTGATGCCGCATCGCCAACGGCAGTGCCGATGAAGAAGTCGCGATCGCTCGCCGGCGCGTAGGTCGCCGAGTTCGCGCTGTGGTCCCAGTAAACCGGCTGCCCGTCCGTCAGGACCACCGAGGCACTCTTGGTGAACGTGTACTGGCCAGAGGTCGAGAACGAACTTCGGTCGCCACTGGCGGCCGCATTCAGTCCCGAGTAGACGGCCGCGAGACCGTCCGCGAGTTGCCAGCATTCGCCGGACGCGATCGCGGCGCCAGCGGTGAGGCGGCGATCGTTTTCGCCGCGGATGTATTGTGCATCGGCCATGATTGAGACTCCTTACCTGAGGTTTCCACGCTGATTGGGCTCTCGCCGTCAGAGTGTTTGGATCACTTTTTCGCGGTTGACTTCGGGGCCGCCGCTTTCAGTTCCGGCGGTTTCGACTGAGCCACATTCGGCAAAGCCGACTCCGCTTCCGGTGCGGAGTATTCCACAACATGGCGCATGCGGAGCAACGATGCGAGATAGTCGATAATCTCGACATCACGCACCACGTCACCCGGCCGAAAAGACCGGGCTCCGCAGTTGATCTCCGAAACGAACTGATACTGCATCGGGAAAGCTCCGAGTTATCACGCCGTGTTCTGAACGAAGCCCTTCCAATCGATCGCTTTCGCGCCGATGTCCATTTTCACGTCCCAGCCCATGCCGTACTTGCCCTCACCGTTGAACCGCCACGAGCGGGTCTGCGGGGCCCGGCCCGTACCGCGGAGGTAGCCGACTTCGATCGTGCGGGCGTAGTTGCACACCAGCCACCACGTCGAAGCCGAACCGCTGTAGGCCGTACCGGAGTCGGGATGCGTCACCCCGTTCTCGAGGCGGGCATCGCTCACCACCGTAAGGCCGAGACGCTGAAGAGCGTTCACGTTGCCGCGTTCGGTCACGCTGCCGGCCGTGCCCGCGATGATGTTCTCCGTGCTGTTGACGAGTTCGTAAGCGGTGAACTCCAGCGTCGGAGGAACGATGAGGTGCGTCGGCATCAGGTTGAGATTGACGCTGTTTTCGCGGAACAGCCGCATGGCCGAGGCCGCCGCCTTCAGTTTCGGGGCCGCCAACGCCGCCGAAGTCAGCAGGTTCGCGGAAAAGTTCGACGCCGAGAACAGAGCCACGCCAGTGGCGCCGAGCGTCGGATTCGCGAGCATGATCCCGTACACGAGATCGGGACGGAGGCGAGCCGCCGCCAGCCCCATCTCGCGAGGAGTGTCACCGAGGGCGCCGAGCGAGTCGTCGATGATGTCCTGCTCATCGACGACGAACTGCTTGGCGTACCGGCTGATCTTGTACGACTCCACGAGATCCGAGCGGCTGTAGTGGTCCGCTTCACCACCACGCGGAAGTTTCGACAGGTTGCCGCCCTTCGTCATCGCCGGGCGTTCCTGGGTCTTGAAGTCCGCGACTTCCTGCTCCGACACCCAGCCCGCCGTCGTATCAGGAGCCTCCGCATACGTGGACAGGAGGATCGCGTTCACGTTCGTCGTGAAAATGTTCGTCAACGCCGAGGACGAGAACGCGGCCTGAATCATCTCGTTCCGGCCGTGCGGAGCATCGCGACCTTCCAGCCGCAGGGCCTCGCGGCACAGATCGACGGCACTCAGGTCCGCGTAGCGATGAGCGGCGTCCATCGCTCGCTGTCGCTGCTCCGCGTTAATGCCAGCACGCAGCCACCCCGGAAGCCCAGAGCCCTGACGCGACGCATAGGCCGGGTGGTCGAGACGGCCACCGGCACGCAGGATCATCGCACCTTCCAGTGCGGAAATCGTGCAGTCGCGATCGTGGCTGCGAGTCAGAACCGCCGGACCGCTGCCGCGGCTTGCACGCAGGACCTCGAGTTCCACGCGATCCTCCGTCCAGTTCTGTTCGATCGCATGGGCGCCGATTTCAACGGTCGTCTCCTGACCGTTCTGGCGGATGGTCATTGACGGGTTGCCAGCCGCGGCCGTGATCTCGCTGATGCGGGTCACGCGACGGCGATTCGCCGCCACGCGACGATTCTCTTCCGCCACGATGTCCGTGCGGGACGCACGAAGCGAAGGTTGGCGAGCGGCCGCATTCGTCGGAGCATCTTCCTCCGGTTCCGCGGCATCCATCTCATCCTCGTCGGACTCCGTGGCGGCAACGTCATCTTCTTCCGGCGGCGTGTCTTCCGCCTGAAGTTCGGCCTGCCACGCCGCCTTGAGCGCGGACTTCAGGTTTGCAGCGATGGCGAGCGGGTCATAGCCCTTCGCCTTGAGCCATGCGTCGAAGGTCATGTGCCGTCCTCCATTCCGGGCGAGCACGGCCGATGTTAGCCGATCCGCTCCGAGTACCACGAACGAGATTTCACGCAGCGAAACGCCGCGAGCAACACACACCGGGCCCGCATAGGTCCGGCCGTTGACGGTTGCAGTTTGCCCCGCCGCGATCTTCTCGACGCTGCGAGGGTCACCGCCAATTGACGCCTGCCACTGGTAGCCAGCGTCCGCTTTTTTCAGCACCATCACCGCAGCATCATGTTCCTGATCCGTCGGCGTGAAATAACCCTCGGCCACCAGTGGCGGGGCACCGTTTTCCACAGAGAAACGCTCGATCTGTCCGACAATGGCTCCGTGATACGCCATGTGATCGAGCAGGGCCGGGATGCGTTGCCCCTTCATGTCGATCGAGGCACAATCCACCACGACCGGATATTCGTATCCGTAAATGTTCATCGGTTCGCCGGTGTACGCCACCATGGAGAACCGTCGCGGCCCGGACTCGCCCGCGGCGGCCATAACCGACACGGGGCACGACAAACCAATCCGGGCTGGTGCCGGGGCCGCATGAGCACGAATCGCGGCATGGCGTTTACGCCGCTGCCGTTTGCTCTGTCCCATCGAGGACGACCTCCGGTTTTGGCGGCGAAAGCCCGGTGAGCGATCCGGGCGGTAATTTCATCTCGGCTTCAAGCTGCTGGCCGAGGGCGAGTTCGCGGGCACGCTGACGCATCGACGCTTCCCAGTCCTGCCCCGATCGGCCATAGATCCGGGCCAGCGTGGTCATCCCGTTACGCAGGTTCGTTTCGTCGGTTTTGGCGTCTTTCAACGGGTCGATGGAATCGAATCCGTCGTAGTGCCACTCCCACGACCACGCAGACATTGGCGGCAGGTTGTCAGGCAAATAGCCCGGAATCCGGATCGCCTCGAAAAGCCACGCACGGAAAATACGGTCCAACGCCACTTCGCGGAGATCCCCACGAAGCACGGAAATCATCCGTTCGTATGGCAAGTGGTCAAGCCGGCCGGACGAATAGTTGTACTCGGCGCTACTGTTTGTCGCGGCATTTCGCGGGGCACCCAACGCCGCCCCCGCCTCGGTCAACACTTCGGCCTTGAACGCCTGGTATTGCGTCGTCGGCTGCTCGGCCTTCAATTGCGACACCTTGCCGTAGGTCGTCAACAGTGCGCCGCGAGGAATCGGTACCTCATCCATCGCTTCGATAGCGGGAGGGTCGTCGCCGCTGTCGGTTGGAGGCGGCGCATCCACCTCGAGGATGCCGGCAATCTTCGCGGCCGTTTCCGCCGATCCGAGAACGGCCAGCGTGTAACGACGGATGTACGCGTACAGGTTCAATCCCGGAGTAATCTCGGGCACGCCGCGGATCTGACCGGCTCGCCTCTGCTTCGTCCAGTGAACCATTAGCGACGCGGGAACCTCGTCGAACCCGTATGGATCTGTTGCCCACACGTAGCTTCCGGGATGCGTCTTCAGAATGTGCCACGCTACGACGTTACCGGATTGGTCCATCCGGCCGCCGGGGAACTCCGACTGGTCGTAGCCGAGAAAAAACGGTGTGTCGATCTGGTCCGCTTCGTAAAGCTTGAGATCCAGCGTCGGCTCGTTTTCCGGTGCCGCCGAGTTTGTAATCATCAGTGCGAACGCTTCGCCGTCGATGATTCGCGTCTCGTGCATCACGCGAAGCTTGCGAGCCAACCCCACGCGGCGACACCACTCGACAAACCGCAATTCCACCTTGTGAGCGGCACCGGCCGGGACCTGCATCTCGGTTCCGAAGTCCGGATCTGCCCACGACGAGAAAAGGATTTGCAAACGCGGGCCGCTTCCCACGAGGTCGCGAGCGATCTTCTCGACAAGCCCCGACAAATGCCCGTCGTTATCACGCTGATAGCGGGCACGTTCCCGAAGTGTTTTTCGGACTTCCGGTGAGTTCGCCGCGTTCGCATTGAGCGAATCGGACCAGGCCCAGTAGTCATCCGTCTCCGGGCTTGATTGGGCCGCATCGTAGGACGCGTACAAACGCCGCTTGACACGCTTCGCGGCAGTCGCGAACGTGGCTCGGATAGACCGAACAAAGCGGCGAATCGGATTCACTCGACTGCCCCGGAACCGCGGACGCGAGCCATTCGCAGCGAACGCCACCCCGACTTCTGCCCACCACCGCTATTCGCACCGTCAAGGGCAGACGAGCCCTTAAGGTACTTGTCGGCTGCAATCAGATCCGGCAACGGATGCGAGGCGGCCTGATTCCCATCCACCTGGGCGGATGCAGGCTCGGTCGCGGCCGTCTCAATGTCGCCGGTCAAATCGGGCATGGCGCAGAAACCGCAAGGTTCCTGCTATCGTGCCTAACTGTAGGAAATGGTCAACTGATAGGAACAGCCAATATGCGGAACTGATGCGGCACTAATAGGGCACGGCACTAATGCCGTTATTTTGCCGTTCGTCGTCGTTCATCCGTGGTCACGCGGTAGTTGCACACTGGGCAGCATCGGCGACGGACTACCAGCCCGCGGCCGGTGTTCTTCGTCTCGATCACCTTCAACCGGCCGCACCCATTCGGGCACGTCATGCCCTTTTCCAGTTTCGCCATTATCGGCTCGCTTGTTTGCGTGCGTAGAGTTCGGACAGCTTGATCTTCTTTTGCGGCCCCGCGTTCGACTTCTCGCCGCTGGGCGACCAAAACACGCGGAGCACGCTCGCCGCCGCACAGCACCCGACCAACGCGTCGAACCAGTCGTTGTCCGGGCGGTGCGGGCGAAGGCTCCACTCGCTCAGCTTGCGGCCTCGCCCCTCCGTCTCGACACGATACTCGCTCACGAGATGGTCCGCAAACAACCGATGCTCGTCCGGCGAGTCGCCGAACAACGTCATCGAGCCGCGGCTCGCCGGGTGCGTAATCAGCCGGCCCACAAGGAACGATTTCCAGTAGTTCGTGTCGATTACCACTTGATGCCCGCGGCCACTTGTCGTTTGCGGGCGAATCACCCAGTGGGCACCGCCAGGGCTCGAGTCCCGCTGCTCGCCGTCCTTCGCCGGCCAGTTCGTCATCGGCGCCGCCTTCGCCCCGATGCCGTACCCCATCGAAGGACGAAGACGCGGACCGTGACTCGATCGGCCGCATACCTGAAAAATCGTGCCCGTCTGATACCGCGAGTCGATCAGCATGAGGTCAATCTTCGCCTCACCGCCGCCGGCCCGCGGAAACGACCGCTCAAGTAGTTCGTCCGTCAACGCACGGGCACCCGCGTACACTCTCGCCGTCTCGTCGAGCGTGCGATACTCCGGCACCGTCGAAAGGGTCCGCGGAAGCTGATACCGCGTGAAATACGGCACTTCCCTCGGCTGCTTTGGAAAGACGCCATAATCCACCACCGAGGACGACACGAAGCCCTCGGACACCGCCAGCACCACCCACCACAGCGAATCCTGCTGCACGTCCGCGAACGCGACGAGGCGGGTCATGCTCGCCGGCACCACGCCACGCGGAGTACCGTTCACACGCTCGACAATCGCCGCCGCCTCCAGATCCACAATTACGCCGTCTTCCCGCTCCTCCTCCGGCTCGTTCTGGTATTCCGCCATGAACGCCGACTTGTCGCGGAAATACAGGTGCATCGCATGCTGGATCGCCGATACCTCGCCCGCAAGCTTCCGCTCCTCCCACGACGATTCCGCGCCCGCGTCCAACGCATCCCGATGATTCAAGTAATGCTCATTCGCCTTCGAGAAGTCCGGCGGGTCGTACAGCGCGCACTGCTGGTAAACGTCGAAATACTGCTGCCACGCCTCCATATCCGACGGCATCGAACGAAGCAACTTCGTCCGCTCGCCACGCCAAAGCGGATGCTTCTTCCGATCGAGCACGCGGTCAATGAAGTCGCCACGGGCAATCACCGTACACGGCATCACGCACGATAGTGCCCGGCCCGGCCCAGCCATGCCAAGCACGTCGCCCATGATGAGCCGATACCGCGTTTCATTCTGGGCCTTCGACCTCGCCGATTCCGCCGTCTGCGGGTCGTCGCACAGCACCAAGTCCGGACGCAACTGCTCGCCCGTCGTCAGCGTCTCCAACGACCCACGGATACCCTCGCCCGTCAGTCCAGACACGCCAATAATCACGCCCGATGTCGGCGCCTCACCATCACTCCGAAGCGGCCACGTCGTCGGCCAATTCGGAGGGGCCGGCACAGTCGGGAGATGAACGCGATCTGCGGACCACTGAATCATTGTCGGCTCGCCGCCGCACGTCTGACCGCTCGCCCGGTTCGCGATCCCAGCCAACGCCGTCGCCGGATAGCTAATTTCCGGGAAGTCCGCCGCGTACAACGGCAGAAACCGAATGAACTTCTTCACCGCATCCAGCGTGTCCCGTGCCTTTGCGTCCGTTGCCCCGATGAGGAACGGATACCGCTTGTGGGCATACGACGCAGCCCACAGGATCGCCATCCGGCAACGCGTCGTCTTGCCACTACCTCGCGGCTCCGCGAACGCGTACATGGCCCCCTGGAACACCGCCTCCTCAATCCGCCGCAACTCCGTGATGGCGTCCGGCGAGAAGTCCAGATAGAACGCGTCCGGGTTATACGTCAGGCAGAAATCCCGCAACGAATCACGACAACGCTCACGGCGGACCAGATCCGCAATCGGCGGTATCTCGCCAATGTCGCGACCCTTCGCCGACTTCGCAGCCGACGCCGCCGCCATTCGCTTCTTGTGACGTTCGTATTCATCAGACGTGCCCGCCGTCGCCGCAACCCGCCGCGGCTTCCTGCTCGAATCCTTCAGAGGTTTCTTGCGGCTCCCCGCCAATGTTCACCAATTCAAAGAAACTTTGTCGGAATACTCGTCTTTTCCGCTTTGCCTCAATCGTTGAAAACGTGGGGGAAGGACCCGTTAGCGTTTACTGGTCATGGGTGGCTTTCGATCCGGCGACTCCGTCGCCTACACCGTGCGGACACCCCCCTACCCCCCATGCAGGGTGGGGGGGGTGCCGGCTATGCGTGATGGGCTGCGGGGTGGCTCCGCTATGTTGGATATCGCCCGGTCGGGCGGCCTCATCTCGCCAGGACAGTCCATTCACGCAGGAGCGTCTTGCCGTTGCGACCCACCGATCGTGTCAGTGGATGGTGCGATGATATCGGGGATTGGCGAAGATGCAA